GTTCGCTTCTGTCGCCGCGATCCGAAGACCGGGGAGGAATTTTTTTGCGCCTTTCGTCCCATTTTTGAGACAGCATTCGCTTTTTTTACCGCCCGCCGGGCGGATCGCGGCGGTAAAAGGACGGAACAGAAGCGACAAGGAAGGGAGGAGTGCGATGCTCAAGGCCGATTGGCAGGCGATCGCCGAGGAATATATCACGGGAGAGATCAGCATGCGCTCGCTTGCGGTCAAATACGCGCTCCCCCGCAGCACGCTGCGCAGCCGGGCTTACCGAGAGGGATGGATCGAGAGGCGCGAGGCCTTTCAGCGCGCCGCCGCGCAGGCGGAGGACGGCACTTCGTCAGATCCGGCGGCGGAAGAAACGCCTCTTTCGCCTGAACGGGCGGTGTATGAGAGCGAGATCTTCCGCGTGACGGACAAGCTGGTGCGGCGCGCCGAGGAGATCCTCGACGGGCCGGAGGCGGTCGGCGCGCGGGAGCTCGGCGAGCTGATGCGCGCGATCAAGAACGCGAAGGAGATCCGGATGCTGCGCTCCGAGCTGGACGAGCGCGAGCAGCGCGCCCGCCTGCGCACGCTCGAGGAAAAGAGCGCGGCGGCAGACCGGACGCTGCGCATCGAATTTGCACCCGAGGCGGAGGAGGCAGCCACATGAAGCTGCTCCTTCCCGCGCCGTCGCCGACCCAGCGCCGCTTTTTCGCCGCAAAGCACAAATACGTCGCCTTCGGCGGCGCGCGAGGCGGCGGCAAGAGCTGGGCGGTGCGCGTCAAGGCGGTGCTGCTGTGTGAAAAGTATCCCGGGATCAAGGTGATGATCGTGCGCCGGACCTATCCGGAGCTGCGGGCAAACCATATCGTGCCGCTGTGCGCGCTGCTGCACTGCGGCGCGGAGGACGGTGGGGCGCTGGCGAGCTATCACGACGCGCGCAAGGAGATCTCCTTTCCGAACGGGAGCGTGATCCTCTTCCGCTACTGTGCGACCGACCGTGACGCCGACCGCTTTCAGGGCACGGAGGTGGACGTGCTGTTCGTCGACGAGGCCACCCAGCAGCCCGAGGAGCGCATGGATCGGCTCAAGGCCTGCGTCCGCGGCGTCAACGCTTTTCCCAAGCGGATCTATTACACCTGCAACCCCGGCGGCGTGGGGCACGCGTGGGTCAAGCGGCTGTTTCTGGACCGCCGCTTCCGCGAGGGAGAAAGGGGCGAGGACTACACCTTTATCCGCTCGCTCGTGACGGACAACGCCGCCCTGCTGCGCAGCGACCCGGACTATCTCCGCCGGCTTGAGGCGCTGCCGGATAAGCTGCGCGAGGCGTGGCTCCACGGCAACTGGGACATCTTCGAGGGGCAGTTTTTCGAGGAGTTCCGCTCCTCGCCCGATCTTGCGGCCGCCCGCGCGGCGGGCTGTGAGCTCGGTGAGGAGGCGCTGCGGCGGCAGGGGCGCTGGACGCACGTGATCGAGCCGATCGATCTTGCAAAAGGCGCGGCGGCGGGCTGGAAGATCTGCCGCAGCTATGACTTCGGGTACGGAAAGCCCTTTTCCTGCGCGTGGTGGGCGGTGGACTATGACGGCGTCGTCTACCGGGTGCTGGAGCTCTACGGCTGCACGAAGACGCCGAACGAGGGCGTGAAGTGGCCGCCGGAGCGGCAGTTCGCCGAGATCGCCCGGATCGAGCGTGAGCACCCCTGGCTGGCCGGGAAGACGATCACCGGCGTGGCGGACCCGGCGATCTGGGACGCCTCGCGGGGCGAGAGCATCGCCGAGACGGCCGCGCGGCACGGCGTTGTTTTCTCCCCCGGCGACAACAACCGCATCGCGGGCTGGATGCAGGTGCACTACCGGCTTGCGTTTGACGAAAACGGGTATCCGCGGTTGTATGTGTTTTCAAATTGCGGTGCCTTTATCCGCACGATCCCGCTGCTGTGCTACGACGCGCACGCGGCCGAGGATCTCGACACGGCGATGGAGGATCACGTCGCCGACGAGACGCGCTATTTCTGCATGTCGCGCCCCGTAAGGGCGCTGCGCGCGAAGGTCGAGCCGCCGTTTGCGCTCGATCCGCTTAAAACAAAGGAGGAACTGAATGGACGAGAACACAAGCCTGCCCCCCGTCGGCAGGGAGCGTCTGGAGGAGCTGACGCGCATCCTGCAGCGCTATAAGACCGGAAAGGCCAATCTGGAGAGGCGCGTCGTCGCGGCGGAAAACTGGTGGAAGCTGCGCAACAGCGCCGAGGAGAGCAAGGAGAGCTCGCTTGGCGACGGCGGCTTCCGCTCGAAGAGCGGATGGCTGCACAACGTCATCGTCTCCAAGCACGCCGACGCGATGGAGGCCTTTCCCGAGCCGATCGTGCTGCCGCGCGAGCCGGACGACAGCGGCGAGGCGAACGCGCTGAGCTCGATCCTGCCCGTCGTGCTGGCGCAGAACCGCTTTGAGGACGTGTATTCCGACGCGATCTGGCAAAAGCTCAAAACCGGCACGGGCGTTTACAAGGTGACCTGGGACGCCGACAAGCTCGGCGGGCTGGGCGACGTGGCCATTCACGCGGTCGACCTGCTCAATCTCTTCTGGGAGCCGGGCGTAAAGGACATCCAGGACAGCCGCTATCTGTTCCACACCGCGCTGCGGGACAACGACCTGCTCGCGGAGCGCTGGCCGCAGCTGCGCGGCGCGCTGAAGGCGAACGCCTTTGCCCCGTCGCGCTTTCTGTACGACGACGCCGTGCCCACCGACGGCAAGAGCACCGTGATCGACTGCTACTATAAAAAGTGGGAGAACGGCAGGCAGGTGCTGCAATATGTCCAGTATGTGGGCGATACGCTGTTGTATTCGAGCGAGAACGAAGGCGCGCCGCTCTATGAGCACGGGCGCTATCCCTTTGTGTTCGACGCGCTCTTCCCCGTGGAGGGCAGCCCCTGCGGCTATGGCTTTGTCGACCTGTGCAAGAACGCGCAGACCGCGATCGATCTGATGGACAGCGCCTTTATCCGCAACACGATGGTCGGGGCGATGCCGCGCTATTTCAAGCGCCAGGACGCGGGCGTGAACGAGGAGGAGCTGCTCGACCTCAGCCGCCCGCTGGTCGCCGTGGACGGCAATCTGGGCGACGACGCGCTGAAGATCATCGACTTTCGCCCGCTGAGCGGCAATTACATCGAATATCAGCGCGAGCGCATCCGCGAGCTGCGCGAGACCTCCGGCAACACGGAGACCTCGACCGGCAACATCGCGCAGGGCGTGACGGCAGCCGCGGCCATCGCCGCGCTGCAGGAGGCCAGCGGCAAGGGCAGCCGCGACAGCGCCAAGACCTCCTATCGCGCCTATGGGGAGATCGTCGAGCTCGTCATCGAGCTGATCCGCCAGTTCTACACGCTGCCGCGGCGCTTCCGCATCCTCGGCCGGGACGGCGAGCAGGAATTCATCAGCTACTCGAATGCCGCGCTCCGCCCGCGCAGCCAGGGCTCGCTCGCCGGGGTGGAGCTCGGTATGCGCGCGCCGCAATTCGACGTCGAGGTCAAGGCGCGCAAGGCCTCGAGCTATACGCAGATGAGCCAGAACGAGCTGGCGCTGCAGTTTTTCAATCTCGGCTTTTTTGATCCGCGTCAGGCCGAGCAGACGCTGCTGTGTCTCGAGATGATGGACTTTGACGGCAAGGAGGCGCTGGTCGGCCGCATCCGGCGTCTGGCCGGGGAGCGGGAGAGGCTGCTTGCCTTCCGCGAACTGGCGCTGACGCTGGCGAAGAAATACGAGCCCGGTCTGGCCGCAGGGCTGGAGAGCGCCGCGGCAGAGCAGGATGCGCCGACGGAGAGCGGCAGGACGCCGCGGCTCTCCCGTCCCGCAGCCGAGAGCGCGGGGGCGCGGCTGTCGCGCGAGCATGCCAGGGCCGCAGCGCAGCCGGAGGATGCGCGATGATCCGCGCACGGTACGGCCGCCGCGCGCTGACGCTTGAGCTGCGCGGCCACGCCGCGAGCGCGCCGAAGGGGCAGGACCTGGTGTGCGCCGCGGCCTCCGCGCTGGCCTTTACGGCGGCGGAGGCGCTGCAGAACGAGGCCGATCGCTTTTATCCCCGGCTGGTGCGTCAGCCCGGCGAGCTGCGCATCGCCTGTGAGCCGGCCGAGGGCTCGCGCCGGGCCTGCCGCCGGCTGCTCGACACGATCTGGGTCGGCTTCGAGCTGCTGGCGCGGGATTATCCGGCCTGTGTGACGGCCGAAAAGGAGGATTAAATGGCTTATACACTCAAAGACAAAGTTAGCAGCGGCGCGAAAAAGGTCTCGTCCGCCGTGGTGAACACGCCCGGGGTCAAGCCGCCGTCGACGATCGAAAAGAGCAGCGTCCGCACGCTGCCGCATCTGCCGGAAAAGTTCCCGGCGACGGTGGTTCATCCGCCGAAGGACGGGACGGCGTCCGGCGGAGCAAAGGTCTCATCCGGCGGCGGGGCGGGCGCTTCTTCCGGCGGCTCCGGCTCTTCCGGCGGCTCCGGGTCTTCCGCGGCGTCTTCTTCCGCCGCGCCGGCAAGAGCGGCGCTGCCCCAATTTGCCGCGCCCGCCGAGGACGAGGCGGCAAGGCTGCGCTATGAGAGCGCGCTCGCCGCGCTCGAGCAGAAGCGCGGCGAGGCGCCGACCTATGAGAGCCAATATGACGAGCAGATCCGCAGTCTTTATGACCAGATCACGGGGCGCGCGCCCTTCCGCTATGACAGCGCGACCGACCCGCTGTATCAGCAGTACGCCCAGCGCTACACCGAGCAGGGCGCGGAGGCCATGCGCGATACGATGGGGCGCGCCGCCGCGCTGACGGGCGGCTATGGCTCGTCCTATGCCCAGAGCGTGGGACAGCAGCAGTATGACGCCTATCTGCGGCGTCTGGCGGACGTGCTGCCCCAGACCTACGGCATGGCGCTGCATGCCTATGAGGCCGAAGGGGACGAGCTGACGCGGCGCTATGAGCTCACAGCGGCGCGCGAGAAGAGCG